TATCGGTTCTGGGACTTCCACGGTGTGAACCCTATCGACTGGCGCGACAAGGAACTGGAATGGTGGGAGCGACACCAGAACGCCAAGGACGTGCTGCGGATGAGGATCGATAATGCCGGTCACTGAGAAGTTCGTCACCGACGAATACCACGAAGGCAAGATGGCCTACGAAGACGGCCACGACATCACGACCAATCCGTACCTGAGCAACCCCAACCATCCTGGCAAAATGTGGTATTGGATATTCGGGTGGCAAGACGGGATGGCCGCAGACGTTAGGTCGCTCAAGGGCCTGCTAATACTGGCCTGCCACAATTCAGAAGAGGGAGCCGAGCAATGACCGAGAAGGTAGAACGCAAGGGAATGCTGATCCGGGTCTTCGGAGGCGTCCTCGATGCCTTCGCTGAGCTTGGCCACGGAAGCACGGTCCTCGACCCAAGCGACACTGCCTTGGTCGTCACCGAACGAGGCAATATCCAACTGTTTGTGCCCAAGGGGTTCGTGATGGACGACACAGGCCTCGCTCTCGTGGAAATCTACAACGCCCTGTGTCGAGACAGGGCAGGCGTAGTCAACCACAAGGGAGAGCCCCTTCCCGAGAACGAGCCCTATCAGGGCTTCACCGAGAACCTAGTCAAGACGATCAAGTTCAATCACGAGAAATAACATGGTGCCCAAAACCATAGACCTTCAAGTCACTGCCCCGCAGATGACCAAGGTTGAGGTCTACTACGACGCCCTAGCCGACCATCTCCGGGATCATGAGCATGGCTGACGAACCTACCGCCGTCGAGCAGGCGGCCCTCAAGTTCGAGGCGATCAAGCTCAAGATGACCCAGGACAAGAACGGGTACGTCTTGACGCTGAGCGTCCATCCCGCCGATGTCCCCGATGATCTCTTCCGGGCCTGGGTGGGCGCCCGCTACGCCGTAGCCATGGTTCAACTGGACGACGAGGACCAGCCTGTGGCTACCGCCGCCTCTACGGCAGGGAATAAGGCCATGCAGTCGGCAGGCATCCTCTGCCACGACCCGAGGTTCCAGGAGTGGTTCGGCAGCGAGACCGGCGAATTGGTCCTGGATGAGAAAACGTGCGCCGAGGAACTGAGGAAGGTGCTGGGCATCATGAGCCGATCCGAGATCGGGCGTGACAAGGATGTCCGTTCAGCCTTCCTCGACCTGCGTGACAAATACTACAAGGAGACCAGCAATGCCCCCGCCCCTAAAGCCTGACCTCCGGCTGACGCAAGCCGACGACATGCAGGTGGTCGCCAACGCGCTCCTGACGACAACTGATGGCCGCTACTACAAGTTCGAGATCGACCAGGAAATGGCCGAGCGACTGATGGCCGACCTGGACTACCACATGAGCAGGCAAGAACACCGGAGGCGTGAATATGGACAGATCGAAGCACAGGCCAAAGCGGCTCGACGGGCCGACTAAGTCCTACAATATTGTCTGGCCAGAAGAGACACTCGATGAGGTTGCCAAGACGGCGAAGGATCATGGTCTCTCTACGGCGGAGTTTATCCGCACGATTACCAAGTTCGTCATCGCTGGCCAACCCGGCTCGATCCGTCAGATGCTCGATAGCGTCTTCCTCACGTGCGACCCTCCTTCATCTGCGCCGTTTCCTGACATCACTACCGACGCGCCTCCGGTTCCGCCGCTTGCTGTGGAGCCTGTCTATGGAGATTACATTAAGGGTGTGGATGATGCGTGCGTCCTCGTGTCGAAGGCGCCGAGGCTCCAGATGACACTGGCCACGGGTGAGACCATGGGCGAGGACCTCGCCAAGAGGATCAAGCTGGACCTGGGGGCGGGATGATGCCGGAAGTATCCGCCACCATCCCTGTGCCGTGGATGCTGACCATACGCAAACTCGCCAAGGAAAGGCATGAACTCCACAAGGACCACGCGACCAGCCGCCCCCTCTCATTTGACTATGAAGTTGTCGGCCTTGCGGGCGAGTATGTCTTCGCGGCCAAGTACGCTCTGATGGCAGACTGGACGACAAGGCCGAGTGGAGACAGTGGGGTCGATTTCCAATTCGGGGACATGACCATCGATGTCAAAACAGCAAGGAAGCCTGGGAACCTGATCGTTGAAAAAGGTACTTCCCCCGCAAATATTCTCGTTCTCGCTGGGTGGCACCAGAATGAATGCCGGGTTGATTTACTTGGGTGGGAAACGGCAGAGGCAATTTTGGTTGCACCGACGAAAGATTTTGGATATGGGATAATCAATCATTATATCCAGGCAAGAGACCTCAGAAAAATGAGCAGTCTTCTAAACCTGATCAATGACTGGCGGAAGCCAGGAACAATCGTGCCTCTTCCCTCCGGCGCCTGACCAACCCGGCAAGGATACGGCCCTTCGCCCGCCGCCATTTTGGGAACTCGTTGGCGGCCCCCAAGACATCCCCCCTATTCAGCTTGCCCCTGAGCGTCGAGGCCTGGAGGTTCCCAGAGCCGACGTTGTAGGTGAAGGAGCAAAGAGCCGAGAATTGGTTCTGGGTCACAGGAACGCTCACCAGCCGCGCCACGGCACGTTCTGTATGGCTAAGCTCCCTCTCCAGCAAGAACTCTGCCTCGTCAGGGGTGACGGCCCTGTGCTTCATGGTCACGCGCTTGCCGTTGAGGCCCCAAATCGACCCCCAGCCAAGTGTGGGGATGCCCACGGGGTCCACGTAAGGCTCAAGCTCCGGGGTATCCTTGTCTCCGTCCCCCAAGCCCTCAAAGTGTTTGATGATATCGAGGCCCGCTTGATTGGTGATCACTTCTTACGGAACTCCCGACCGCCGAACCAGAAGGCCAGGATGGCCGACCACATGCCCATCATCTCATCGTCCCAGATGATCAGGAGGGCATCACCCCATTTGGTCCCCATGTCGATCAGCGCCCAGAGGGCGGTGACCTCGATGGCCACAAAAAGAGCCATGAACATGTAAGTGACGACCGGGCGCACCGACGCCCGAAGCCCATTGATGAACTTACCCCCATCCAGGGCAGCGTCATGCTCGTGGATGGTCTCCACCTCACGGATGTTCGCGTCGATGGCGGTCATCTCCATCTTATTCGCGTGCATCTTTTCGAGCATGGCAAGCTCGTGGGCGTTGTCTTGCTTCCTGTTGAAGTAGTCCATGACCTTGGGCAGGAAGGAAGTCGTGAAACCCAAGAGCGATCCAAGCAGTGTGAACATTGGCCAGTCCTTATTTACGAACCCGGGTGTTGTAGATGCGGTTGGCTTGATCGATCAGCGTGTCCATCTCTGCCTGGATGTTGTCGATCAGCCTCGTCATGGCAGCGGGCTTCAGATACTGGTTGGCCCTGAGTTCCTTGAGCCTCTTGCGGCGGGTCGCAAGCTGGCGCTCGATGGACTTGAAGATGTTCGAGATGGCGACCTGCTCACCGTAGAGCCTCCGCACATCCTCGACCCGATCCCCATCCCCGGCCCTGGCGAAGTGATCGAACTCCTCCCTGGCGACGAGGACATCCTTGGCGTTCTCGTAGTAGAGCCTCCGGTCCTGCGAGTTACCGGTGGTCCCGATCATCTTCCGCAGGAACGGGATTTGGTTCATCTCGACGTTTTCCCAGTCGCCCTCGACCGCGTTCATGACGTTGCTCCGTCCCTCCTCGAAGGCGCCGGAGGTGAAGCTCCGCATGACGAACTGCCCAGCCCCGCCGAGAGCATAATCGAAGACATGCTCAAGCTGATTGGGCGACCAATCGAGGGCGCCCTCACGAACGGTGTTGCCACCCGTCAGCGTATTGATCCAGTCGGCGACCTTGACGAAGGGCGGCGACGTGTTGTTCCAGTAGACCTGGGAGTTCGGGTCTGATGTCCCTCCCTCGAACCGATCCGGCTGGATTTGGCGACCGGCGAAGTTCCGGTTCATGTAGAGTTCGGCAGGCAGATCGGCGATGGTCGGGGCGATGAAGTTGAGCAGGTTCTCGGTGCCGCCAATCGGGTTGAAGGCGTCAGCGAACGTCATCATCACGCCGGAGGCAGCCTCCCACTTGTTGACGTTCGGGTTCCGGGTGACCTCGCTGAGCACCCGCCCCATGTTGTGGAAGGCGTTGAAACCCCAGGGCATGGGTATCTTCAGGTTCGGCCCGCCCATGGGGTTCATGAAGTACATGTTGCGCTGCTTCTCGTAGCCCGGGACCTCGTCCCAGTCGAGGATGCCATCGTCATCGTCATCCCCGGAGAGCATCGAGTTCAGCATGTCCTGCAACATCCCGGCGACCACCAACCCGGCAACGATCTTCTGCACCCGCTTCGAGCGCAGGGCGTTGATCATCACCCAGGTGCCCTGGATGGAGGCGTTGTAGAACAGGTAGAGCGAGTTCGCGACCGACTTGTGGGTGCCGCCCTTGGTGAAGTTGACGGTCAGGTTCTTGGCGGCGACGGCAGCCTTGTCAGGAGAAACGCCCCGATCCCGGAGGGACTTGTAGAGTTGCAGGCGGGCGGCATTCTCGGCCACCTTGTTGTAATCCTCGATAATCTTGCCCAGGTTCCTGACCGCTGCCCTGCCCTTGGCCAGGGTGCTGGCCGTCCCGATGGCCGAGACGTTCTTGTGGATATCGTCAAGAACCGACGTGATGTCCCGGATGCCCTTGAACATGACCACGCCACCCCTTGCCCGAAGCTCCTCGAAGTGCGCCACGTACTCAGGGTCGGGCGCTCCAGGGGTCTTGATCGTGCTGTCCTTGCGGAGAACGTGCTCGATGGCCTTCATGGCCTTGCCGATGTTCCCCGGGCGGAGGATTTCACCGGAGAGACCAGGAATGTTGAACTGCGCGGCGACGATGCCCGCCGTGGTCAGATCGCGAGGCAGGTTGGAGAAGATGAACTCAGGGTTCCAGGCCGTGTTGATGCTGGCGAGATACCGATTGAACCCGGACAGGAAGGAGAGCATCCAGCCCATCTCTGTGGGCGTCACGGCCCCCTTCAAGGCGGTGACCAAACGCTCGTCCTTCAGCATGATGTGGACGTGCTTGAGCTTGCCGTCCTCGCCGATCTCCTTGAAGCTGATCACGTCATTCCGATTTGGCGCCATGGTGTCGCGGACCATCTTGATCACACCATTCCGGTTCACCCTCTTGAAGGGGGTCTCCGACATGATCTGAGCGAACTCGTCCAGGTCATGGTCCTTGCCCCGGGCGTTGGTCAGGGTCAGCCCCTTCCCTGCCTCGTCAGTGTTGTCGCGCAGCAACTGGCCGAAGCCCTTGATCAGCCGGTTGCGCTGGCCCCGGACGATGGCTTCCTCGTTCTGCAAGAAGATATGCCCGATGATGTCCGTGGCAGGCGTGTGCCGTCCCGTGGGCGACCTGTCTT